CATTGCCCAACCTTCGAATGCTTTCTCACCATGTATCTTTGGATCTGAATAACCTTTAACAGCATCATACCATTGGTCTGCTGTTTTTAAATCATTACCCTGTAATACATTTAAGAATTTAGTAGCACCTGGGGTGCGCCATTCCATAAAGAAATCGTTGTTATAGCAAGTGTATTCTAAACACTCTTTGAATGTTTTAAGGCCGGTATCAAAATGTATACTAAAACTTGGAACATCTAAGATCATGCTCCAGTCTGCTGTATGCTCTAACCATTTTAATATCTTAGCACGTATTTCGTCACACTTACCGCCCGAGTCTTTAAATTGATCCCAAGGAAACTTTAACACACCTTTAGCAACTTGGAAACCTCCACTGTCACCAACTAATATAACTTTGCTTCTGTCTCGTTTTTGTATGTGTGCTTCTGACTTATCACTTTTCTCTGTATTAAGCATAGCATGACCAGCGGAATACAACCCCCATTTATATGAGAACAAACCTTTGTCCTCATTTAAGAAGTTCATACTTTCTAGTCCATGTGGGAAACAGTCTGGTATGCGTTCATCGGTTACTTTACTATTGTACGCACTGTTATGACTTAAGAATTTAGTATAGATACTACTGATTGCAGGAAGGAATCTTGCATAATCTTTATTTGTTTCTGTCAAATTCATTAAATTTGATCAATCATCTGTCATACCAGTTTCTTTTATTCCAGCCCTTACATTTTCATAATTGACTTGTTGATTAACATTACCCATTTTAACAACCCATGTAGATGTTGGCGAAGAACTCCATTCAAACCCAACCCTTACATTATCATTGCGTAACTTAACCAGACTCTGATCAAGTTCATTAACGAGCTTTGACACTTTAGCAACTTCTGCTACTACTTCTGGATCTTGCATATTCTTCTCCTATGATTTTGCAGGAAGAACGTAACTATAAGTGCCTAGGCCACTGTCAACTTTAATTTGCAATGCTCCAACATCGGCAATATTCATTGTACATGTTCCGCTACTTGCTAATTTAAGAATGGCCATAACTTGTGCTATTGGCCAATGGAATGTATTTTTAAGAGTTCCACTAACATTATTAGCAAATGCTAGTTCACCTCTATGACTATTGCCACCGGTTCCAAAACCCATATTAAGTTGTCCATTCTTAGTAGACAAACTAAAATAAGGCTCAAATGCCATAATACCTGCGGCTGCATTATTAAACAACTGTATACTTTTTTGACTTGGTGCAAATTCAACATCCCAATCTACACCTCTAAACTTAACAGTTTTTAATTGTTCCTCAACGAGGGCGCCGCTCATGAAACGATAGTGCCATGGAGATCCTACTGAACCTTTAAACGTTAGTTCTACAGGTTGTTCATGCCCATTCCGTTCTTCTCGTTTAACATCAATAGTACTAGTTTCGTCGTTAAGGTATTCCCAAGTTAATAACCAATTTAAAAATGCTAAATTGCCTGCACCGGAAATACCATTTAATTGTGGTTCTGGCTTGTTTAATTCACCATACATCATAACCGTGCGATCAACGTCCATGGCCGCAATTTTAGTCTCTTCGTTCGTACCTTCAATTTTACACGCTTCAATAAAACCAAGTCCGTTTGTGTGCTTTACAATATCTAATAAAATATCTCTCATATCATACTCCTAATTTATTATATTATACACTATGTCTTTTTACTTGTCAATGTTAAATTAACACGTTTTCCATTTAAAAATAACTTACAAATCATCATGTCATCACTATTTACAAAGTCAAACTTATATGTAAAAGGGAAATTCCAATTATCATATAGTTCTCGCCAATGATAATTGGTTTTTATATTATCAAAATAATTAACAGCCTTTTGTATTTTCGTCATATCATTTTGATTATATGCTACAGTTATTATACTATTCGTATCTACCGACATATTTTCCACCAAATGTTAACTTAAATCCCATAGCACATATCTCATCTCTAAAACAGTATTCTCTTATTAACGGGCCATCGAACTTTTCAACAAACTCTCTACAGGACCAATGGCCGCCACAATTATTCGCACACCACCGTATTGCCTTTAAATGACGTATGGTAGTATCTAAATGTCTTATGCAATGCCATATTTTCTTCTTCATCCTACGTCAAATAATGATTCAAATATTTCTGATTGTTGTGTTTTTTGCAAATCCCAATTTAACACACCAATTAAATTTGATATCTTGTTGTCAATAATTGTACTTTGCATAGCGTCATGATCAAATGGTAATTCCTTAAACCATTCTGGTAAATGGTTTTCATCTATTGGATAACTAACACTTGTAAATCCCATTAGATTTGGCCTTAACTTACACACGATAGTTTTAGCACCATCTACAACTGGCATACTATATTTGTCGCCATTCATCTTTTTTAATGTATTCCAATTTAATCCTGCCCTTACATGACCTGGCATATTTGTTTTCTTAAATTCTCTTGAGCCTGTTTTTGGATTATAAGGATGTTCTGCCTCCCAAAACTTTGTTAGATTATTAACACGCTTCGGCGTTCCTTTTTCCCAACCAGGGCGTTCAGCAAATGCTTTTCTAAATTCTTTAACCTTTTCAACTGCTTCGTGTTCTAATGCACCATTAAGTACATCAAGTAATAAACTAGTTAGAAAATCTTGCATAAAAGCGGGCGTATCAGACCTTTTTAGATCTAAACCCATTGCTTTTACTTTGCCTGTGTTGCTATCTTGATCAAGCCGGTTACCTTCTAAGTCATAAATTAAAACAGCATAACGTTTCTTTGTGATAAAGAGGCCTGTACGTGCTACTAACTCTCGCCCTGCTTTAATTATAACTCCTCTGTCCTCTAAAACATTATGTCTATCCTTCATATAACCTGGAAAACTATCATTGACATGTTCTGCTATCTCATCATATACCGCAATTGCCGTCTCCTTATTAAAGGTAAAGGTACCTGCGTTGACGTCATCGGCAATGATAGGCCAGGTTGAGAAGTACACCGAATCCGTGTCTCCATAAATGATCGCTTTACCTCTATAATCATAATCGCCTGCAATAATTTCATTTGTCTTGGAAGCCATATGCTGGGTTATAGCACGACCAGTAAGAGTAACAGATTGTCCAATGCGAATGTCGAAGAACCTACTACCAGGATTAAGAATAGCACCATACAAACTGTTAAGGTTAATTTTTTTAACCAACTGTCGTTTATCCCAAAATGCTTTCTCTTTTTCATCCGTTGCATCCCGCATCTTCTTCTGTAATACTTTACGCTCATCATACCAGCGTTCTAAAATGCCAGGAATAACACCTTTTTTACTTTGATCAAATATTGTACCGTTAGCACTTAAACACCACATAGGCATTTTCTTAAATATCATATTGTATATTTCGGCACCAGTCATACTATCCGTCTTACCGTTCTCATACAAGATAGTAATTTTTTCTGCTTTATTCTTCTCTAATACTAATTGATATTCTTTTGTACCAAACATGCCTTCCCAAGAGTCAGCAAAACTTTTCTTTTCTGCTAACTTCTCATTAATATATAAATTAGTATATGTTGGCTTTAACTGGCCAACAATGGTTTCGGGACTCATATTCATTGCCCTAATAACACTTGGATACAGACTGTTAATATCAATGGCGCCAATATATTCGTGCATACCTTTCTTTGGAAATGCTACGTATGCACCAACGGCTGTCTTTGCATCAAGCATACTATATTCATCATCATCACCAACAATAACTTTAGGGCGTTTCCTATTAGGAATTACTAATCCTCTACCGTGTGCTTCGTTAACAATTGCTTGATCTGTAACTGCAACTGCTCCCATTGTAGTAGGTAGCAACACTGTATTGGCGTGTGCAATGTTATTTGCTAAATCAATAAACTGATTCTTCTTATCAATGTTTACTAGCAACATTGTATCTTGTCTATTGTATTCAATAAACGTTTTAAATTCTTCTCTATAAAATCTATCAATCGACCCTTCGTAAACGATCTTCCGATCACCTACTTCATATTCACCAATAGCATCTAATGAATATGAATGCATCTCATGATATGTGTATTTGCGATATAGTTCTAAATAATCTAAGTGCAACCTACCTATTAAATCATATGTCTCTAATTCTTTACCATACTTAATAAAGTTACGTGGCTTTGGCAATCTATCCCATAAACACAATTTCCTTGTATAACTTTTACCTAATATTTGTGTAATACGATTTATAATATATGGAATATCAAAGCCTTCACTGAACCATCCACTAAGTACATCCGCATCTTCGATGAGATCTAAGAAGGTACGTAACATTTCGCCTTCATCTGTATAAAGCCAAACGTTATCAAACTCCTTAACTTCTTCTTTTGCTTGTTCAAGAGTTAATGTAGGAGGCGGCAATGCTAAAGTAATTAAACTTTCCATCCAAGATAAATATACTGTTATAGCAGTAATGGGTGCAAATGGATCTGAAGGGGGCGCAAATCCTTTATCTGGGTCAAAATCTACCTCAATGTCAAAGAAACACATCTGCAATTCAGGAATATCGGCCCCTAAATAGTTTTCCTCTAACACACGAAACGTCCAATTCATATCAGCCTCGTATGTTCTACGTTTATTATGTAACTTTAATTCTCTATTGAATTTCTTTTTACTACGCTCTTTTATACGGCCAACACGGTTACCATAGATAGTTTCAAACTTACCATTATGGTCATCATAATATGCTGTGTAATTAACTGGAAATTCTTTAAAGATTCTCTTACCATTAACACGTTCTACGACATGTAGAACATCATGTTCTTGGTCAAAGTATACGTCAACATAACTCATGTTTAACTATTCTACTTTCGTTTCGGTTGTTTCATCTCTATGCTTCTTAAGATATTTCATAAATGGCGTTCCACCTGTTCCATAAAGTGTACTGCCGCCGTGGCCTACTTTGGCTTGTGATTGAGATTGTGTAACTATGTACGTTCTTGCAAATTCCATATGCTTTGTCCTAAATGCTTCGATCCAACCAATACATATATTATACGGAACCATTATATTCTTATGCTTTTTAAGATGCTTACGTAAATTACCATTCTCTTCACACCATTTAATAAATGCTCTGTGCTTTGGAGGCATATATGTTCTCATTTCCATTAGATAGGTTTTTAACACATCTTCCTCTTTACCATTGCCCATTGTTCCTTTATGTAACACACCTAATGCGCCATCAAGTGCAGGAATAATAGAACTCTGTGCGCCTGTTTCGCCTCTAAACTTTTGAGGTGCGCCATTGTATTCCCCTACTCCTTCATACACTAATCCATTTGGTAGATCAGAATTATTCATAGTGCCAAAGATGTATGGACGTACTCTATTATAATAAATGTATGGGTCGCACTTCTCTTCCATACGACAAAATGTATTATACACTTCTCCTAAAGAACTTGCAACCTTAAATAAACATTTCTCCACACCTTCCCAGTCCTCTTCGTTAGCGGCTTCGCAAGCATAATAAGCACCTACTAATGCTCCGCCTGCCTGTGCTTCCATTACAACGTGAATCATTGTGAACCATTCTTCATCCACGCCACCGAGAAAGTTTTGTATTAATGAGATATTATCTAATGTAATGCCTTTGGTTTTATCTATTCTATACCAGTTGTCAATTGCATAACTTACATAACTTTGAATAGGCGGCCTACCAATTTTTTTCGCAACTGCATGCCAGGGCACGGCAATTACATAAGGTAAAACAGGTGTTGGTTCATCGCCTCCCCATAGATATGCATGTGCCATAAACGATAACAAGTTCATTGCCAATCGCATTTCACTATCTACATCACCGAGTAAATCTTTATCGCCAACACCAACAATATCTAAATATCGATTCTGGGGTAGACTATTAACGAAATTACGAAATTGTCCTGTTGCTAATAATTTTGGAATTTGTTTACAATCATTAGTTAAAGTATGGCACGCCATTCCAACTAAATCCGGATGTGGATATGCAAAAAAATCCATTGCTGGATCATATTCTGGAAGAAATCCTCTATCTTCACTTACATCAAACTGTTCTCTTAACATTATGTATAAATCCTACCATAATTACTATACAAGAAGTCATTAAATCCAACGTCTTCTTGTTTCATAAAACCATTTCCTCTTAAAATACCTTTAGCATATAAAAATATAACAGCACAAATTCCACTTGCTGTAGTTAATTGAATAGCACTATGGCCTCCCTGGCCATATATTTGTCTGTTATATGTCTTTTCTTCGTAACGGCCGTCGTGCGCTTCACCAACTACTTTAATATTAATTACTACAACATCATCATTTGTAAATGGAACTTCCTTATTAAAGATTTTTGCCATTGTTTCTTTATTTTCTTTAAGGTTTAAATCATCAAGTAAAAACTTCATATACTTCCAATGACCTGGATAACGTAATGTTTTATAATTTAATGAACTCACTTTACCAACAAATGACTCGCACATTGTACCAGAACCACCGCTAGTATTAAATGCTTCATACTTTTTACCATCGATATAAACAGTTTCATATCCTTCAAGTGGTTGTACTTTAACATGCTCGCCGTCAACAATAGCATCACATGGATTACAATACTCATTAATAACACCTTCGGTAGACCAAGAAAGATAATATCCCATGCGGTTGCTTGGGTATAATGGTAATGCTCCTACCCTAATTTGTATATCGCGAGTAACATCAAATTGTCTAGATAAATCTGCGGCAATAATATTAACTGCACCTGGTGCTAATCCGCATTGAGGCATTAAAAAGATTTCTGTATCTAAATCTCTAACATATGCTGTAAATGCTGTGTCTTCTGTTAAATCAAAATAAGATGTGTTATACTGAACGCATAAATCTACTACTTTTTTATTAACGTTATATGGAGTGCAACAAACTACTATATCATAATCTTTAACAGCATCTTCTAAATTTTGAAGTTTAATAGATCCGGGCATTTCTATTATATCATAGGCATCAACTTGTTTAAATAAATTTGATTCTAGTCGCAATAAAGTTTTAATTACTCTTCCTATATTGCCATAACCTATGATTGAAACTCTCATACGATTTTCGCACCTGTTGCTGTAAGGATGGCTTCGATATCCTCTAGTTCATCAGTATGAACGTGTAAATTACCTTTATGTGCAATTGTAATTACTTTATTCAATAACTTTGGTTTTATTTCAAGTTCTTCGGCAATTGCTTTAACAGTTTCTTTAAGACCTTCGTTTAAATCTTCTACTTCTTGTTTAACACGAACACCTTCGGTTACAAGATGTTTTAGCCGAGCGATATCGCTGGAATTAATGGAAATGGTCATGTTTCTACTCTCCTAAATTTAGAGTAATTATAACACTAATATATTATTATGTCAATACAAATCAGCAATAAAAAGGATTTTTTATCTTTTTACACAACTCTAATTGCATGTCTAATGCGTCTTGAATAAATTCTGTAGAAAAAAATTCAACCCCAAATTCCCATTTGCTAGGATCTTTTGCGTCTTCAAGTTGTTTATGGAGATGATAACATTGACAATTAGGCTTGTCACACCGAGTAAATTTAACAGACATTATTTCCCTTGCCCTTTGTACTTTTTAAAATTTCGTTTCTTATTTTTATTCATCGAACTAAATTTTATCATACTTGCGTTGGCACCCTGTGAAGTTTTCTTAGGGCGCGATCTACGAACTTTTTGCGTTACATTAGATTGCTTTGCCATGTTACGTTTCTACACAGGGGCATGGCCAGCAAGACTTTTTTTCATGTCTGCGCGGCTTGAGTTATACTTCTTTTTAAAATCTTCGTCAGACATTTCTTTATCATCTAAATCCATAGAAAGTTGCTTCATCTGACCTTCTTCGATACGGCTTGCTACATGCGCCATCTTTTGACGTAATCCTCTGTAATTGGAATAATTATTCCAACGCACGGAACTGTCTTTCTCATACTCTGCAAATGCTTCTCGCATTACATTAAGTGATAAGCCTACTGGATCAACGCTCTCGCCGTAACCTTCTTTTTGAGAACCAAATACCATTTCAGAGAACTTCACTAAATGGCCTGGACTCTTATTAATAAAGTCTGCGGCTTTTACTTGTAAGTCTGGGCGCATTGCTTCAAGGCCTTGTATAACTGCGCTTGCTGTAAACATATCAATAGTTGTTTTCTTACCGTTATCAAACTTTACCTTCTGTGCTTGATGCTCGTCAACAATCTTTCTCAAAGTTTTAGTTACATCATTATCCCAATCTTCTTCATCCGGACTTTCACCTACTACTTCATGATGATCTTCGTCACCAGGAGTGAATTCAATGTCGCCGCCATCGTTATCAGTTGCCCACCAGATGCCATCCTCGTATTCATCAAGAATATAACTGCGGCCGTTTATAACAACAAGGTCACCCTTTGCATAGTCGTTACTATCTTCCGCGCTTTCTGCAGCCTCCTTAGGCTTTCCCATAATTTTGTCCCTCTTGGCTATCACTCTATCTGCGGCGGATATTGGGCTATTCTTTGTAAACATTGCTCCAATCTTCTTTTTCATTCCGGCTAGGTGCTTTTTATATTTCGGTGTATCTTCCTCGTCCGGACTTTTATCATCAAACATTTTATCTAACTCTGCTTCATCATCTGCACTAGAATTCTTTTCTTCGGACTCTTCACAGTCCTTCTTCCAATTTGTATACTTTACATACTGCTGAGCAGTCATTTCCTCAATATCTGATTTAGTTGCAACATCACATGGGCCTTCATCCAATTTTTCTTCTGATATTTCAGGAAACTTTGGACTGAAGCGGCCAGGCCTGGAATTTGTTGTTTCGCCTTGTTTAACTTCGTTTATTTTCATCACGCACCTTTTTAGTATTGTTATTATTTATCTGATCTACTTTTAGTTCTAGATTTTCAACAACACCTCGCCAGTAATTTTCTGCCCAAGTTCCTTGTTTTGTAAACAAATATGCCGTTTTAGCATTACTTAAACGTAAAAATAATAACGAATCAATCATTGTTATCAATACAATATTGTCTATGTTTTTCAGAAAGTTGTTCCCATGGGCGCATTAATGGCGAAGTTTTTTCTTCTACATTCTGCTTCATTCCGTATCTCCAACCTTCTCTTATTTGTTTGTCTACCCAACGCTGGTGTTTAATATTGTTTTCAACATTAAATGCAATAGATTCATAATCGTCATCTATTTCAACTTCTTGAAACATTTCTAAATCTTGCATACGCAATACTGGTGAACTTGCTTCAATATCAAAATCACCTTCAAATATATCTACCCATTCGTTAACTATAACTTCTAATTCGCCGCCTGTCAAGTTTCTTTTTAATGGTATTTGATATTTGTACCCGTTATCAGATACACTATGAACAATAAAAATGTTTGCCTTTGTTCCATCTGAACTAGTTTTAGTATACGGATTAATGATACTTACAGGACCATTATCTCTTACAAGCGTAAGAAATCCTTTAATTTCTTCATGACTAAGTTCATCATCAACTACTAACGTAATATCAAAATCTAATTTACGAGGTTTTTCCATACTACTATTTATTCCTAAGGAGAGACTACTGGAAGGTTATTTTGTTCCATCCATCTCTCTGCATCATATTTAGTATTAACTAAAGGTTCACCTTTAATGTTTAAACTTGTGTTTAATAGCATAGGACATCCTGTTTTTTCATACCACATTTCAAGTAATTTACGTATACCAGGATTGTCTACACCAACTGTTTGTACTCTACTGGTATTATCATAATGTATTATTGCTGGAAACTTATCTGGATCTTTGCATGTACCTACAAATTGCATGTAAGGTGATTTATCAACGGGGATATCAAAATAACTATGCACATGCTCCTCTAATATAACTGGAGCAAACGGTCTGAACTGCTCTCGTTTTTTATATCGATTTACTAAATCTTTAATATCACTACCACGTGGATCTGCTAATAGACTTCTATTACCGAGAGCTCTTGGGCCAAACTCTGCGCGGCCACTTGCTACTCCACATATGCGTCTACTTTCTAGTTGTCTGAATACCGCTTCAGCAGGATACTTACCTGGTATGTTATGTCCTAGCATTGCGCCCGGCCATTGGACAAAATCGCTGTTATATGCTAATACAGCGCCCACAGCACTGCCTGCATCGCCGGGGTTAGGCATAATCCAAATGTCATCCCAATTCTCTGTTATTTTACTATTTGCTACACAGTTAAGAGCACAACCTCCCATTAAAACTAAATTTCTACTTGGATACGTTTTCCAAGCAAACTCACTAATATCATTTAAAAATTCTTCATATATTCGTTGTGTTGCGGCTGCAATATCAAAAAAGTTATCTTCGGTTGGCTCCCACCATTTACACCCTCGATGTAAATTAAACCTGGATTGAAAATCAGCGCCGGTTTTTATAAAAAAATCTTTCTTTATAGAATCATACAATCTGTCTGGATCGCCTAATGCCGACATACCCATTAAAATATATTCATGTTCATTTGGAAGTAAATCGCACCTGTGTGTCATTGCACTGTACCATAAGCCTAAACTATTTGGATATCGTTTAGCGAATCTCTTTTTTAATTTACGTCCTTCACCTGTCCATATTGTAAGTGTATCCCATTCACCTATTGCATCAATTACTATAACAGTTGCATCTGTAAATGG